GCCAAGAATCAGCACAAACTTTCTTTCGTTTCCGTTTGAGAGGCACAGGCGTTGAAAATCCGCGACCGAATCCTTGAGCTTCGCCGCGTTCCAGCGTCCGAACTCAAGCCGAACCCGAAGAACTGGCGTACGCACCCACAGGCCCAGGCCGATGCTCTGCGTGGCGTCCTGGCGGAAGTCGGCATCGCCGACGCCGTCCTCGCCCGCGAGCTGGAAGACGGCACGCTCATGCTTCTCGACGGGCACCTCCGCGTCGAGACGATGGGCGACCAAGTCCTGCCTGTCCTCGTCCTCGACGTGAACGAGGCTGAAGGCGACAAGGTGCTTGCCACGCTCGACCCGCTGGCAGCGATGGCGGAATCAGACGCCGCTAAGCTCGACGCGATTCTTCGGGACGTGGACACCGGATCGCCGGAGTTGCAGCAGATGCTCGCTGATCTCGCCGAAGAGGCAGGGCTGTACAAGGACGAGGCGAAGGAAGTCGTCGAAGACGAAGTGCCCGAGCCGCCAGTCGATCCGATCACGAAGCCGGGCGACTTGTGGGTGCTGGGAGAGCATCGCTTGCTCTGCGGCGACTCGACGAAAGAGAAGGATGTGGCTTGGCTGATGAACGGCGTGAAGGTCAACGTTGCATTTACGTCGCCGCCATACGCCAGCCAGCGCAAGTACGACGAGTCGAGCGGTTTTAAGCCGATCCATCCTGACAAGTTCGTCGAGTGGTTCGCCGACGTTCAGGCGAACGTCTCGCGCGTGCTCGCTGCTGACGGTTCGTGGTTCGTCAACATCAAGGAGCACTGCGACGATGGGCAGCGCTCGCTGTATGTAAAGGACTTGACCATCGCTCACGTCAGGACGTGGGGATGGCGTTTCGTAGATGAGTTGGTGTGGACGCACCGAGGCGTACCCGGCAGCTGGCCTAACCGTTTCAAGAACGCATGGGAGCCGGTGTTCCACTACTCGCACAGCAGCACGATCAAGTTTCATCCAGAGAACGTTAGTCACGAGTCGGACGACTGCTTCCATGAAGGTGGTCGTGTGAGCGACACGAACCAAACGGGCAACGTCGGGTGGTCTGGAAGCGACATATCGAGACTCACTGGAACCGCTCGACCGAGTAACGTTGTTGATATCCCGAACAATCCCGCGAACCATCAGGGCGCGTCGCACTCCGCAGCCTTCCCTGTTGGTCTGCCGTCATTTTTCATCAAGGCGTACTCCGACAAAGGCGACAACGTCTACGAGCCATTCTGCGGCTCCGGCACCACCCTCATCGCCGCCGAGCAGCTTGGCCGCAAGTGCTACGGTATGGAGATCAGCCCGCAGTATTGCGATGTGATCGTGAAGCGGTGGGAGACTCTGACCGGCAAAAAGGCTGAACTTGACAAGCCGGCGAAGAAGACGAAGTCGAAGTAACGCATGGCCGACGATCGCCTGCAAAAAGCCGCCGAGGCCGAGAAGAAGCTGCGGCAGCAGCTCAAGGCTCTGCGTGAGTTGCGAGGCAAGGCCGGCAAGCGATCCGGCTCCTACGATTCCCACAAGGAACGCACGGCCGCCCGCCAAGCGGAGCTGTCCGAGTCCGGCCGCGACATCGGTGAGCTGCCGGCCGTCGTTGATCCCGCCCGCAAGGCCGCTGCCCGCGATTCCTTTCGTGTTTTCTGCGAGACGTACCTGCCGGCGACGTTCGTCCTCGGATGGTCGCTTGACCACCTCACCGCCATCGTCAAGATCGAGGGCGCGGTCTTGCGCGGCGAGCTGTTTGCGTTCGCCATGCCTCGCGGTTCGGGAAAAACGTCCCTTGTCGAAGCGGCCGCGATGTGGGCGCTGTTCTACGGGCACAGCTCGTTCGTGGCGATTGTCGGGGCCGACGAAGAGCACGCGAAGGGGATGCTCGGGTCGATCAAGGTCGAATGTGAAAGCAACGAGCTGATCCTCGAAGACTTTCCCGAAGTAGCCTTCCCGATCGTGTCGCTCGAGCGGATCAACAACCGAGCCCGCGGACAGCTCTACAAAGGCAAGCCGACGAACATCGAGTGGAAGGCCGAAGAGATCCAGCTGCCGGCGATCCCCGGCTCGGCGGCGTCATCCGGTGCGATCAAGGTCGCCGGCATCACCGGCAAGATTCGCGGGATGTCGATCAAGCGAGCCAGCGACGGCAAGAAGGCCCGCCCGTCGCTCGTGCTGATCGACGACCCGCAGACCGCGGAATCGGCCAACAGCCCTTCGCAGGTCACTTCCCGCGAGCGGATCATCGCCGGCGACATCCTCGGCCTCGCCGGCCCCGGCAAGAGAATCGCCGGCCTCTGCACCGTCACCGTCATCCGCACCGACGACCTGGCGGACCGGCTCCTCGACCGGCAGAAGCACCCGTCGTGGCAAGGCGAACGCACGAAGCTCGTCTACGAGTGGCCGGACGCCGAGGACGATTGGAGCCAGTACGCCGAGCTGCGGCGCGAAGGCCAGCGGGACGGCACCGGCACCGGCGCGGCCGACGACTACTACCGGCAGCGGCAGGCGGCGATGGACGCCGGCAGCCGGGTGGCGTGGCCGGAGCGGAAAGCCCCGGACGAACTGTCGGCGATCCAGCACGCCTGGAATCTCCGGATCGACCGCGGCGAGGCGGCGTTCAATGCCGAGTTCCAAAACTCGCCGCTCGCCGACGACATCACCACCGACAAGCTCGACAAGCGTCAGCTACCGCTGCGGGCGACGAACATCGCCCGCGGGACCGTGCCGGCGGGCCACACGAAGCTTACCGCGTTCGTAGACGTGCAGGACCGGCTTTTGTACTGGCTGGTCGCGTCGTGGTCGGAGTCGTTCGGCGGGCACGTCGTCGCCTACGGGTCACACCCCGATCAGGGCTCTTCGTTTTTTGAGGCCGGGTCGGCTCGGAAGACGCTGGCACTCGCCTCGCCAGGGGCCGGCTTTGAGGCGGCGCTACGTGCCGGCCTGGACGAGACGGCGCGGCTCCTGCTCGCCCGCGACTGGCCGCGAGAGGACGGCGTCCCGATGCGAATCTCTCAGCTCATGGTGGACGCCAACTGGGGGCAATCCACGGCCGTCGTCCGCAACTTCGCTAGGTCGTCGCCGTTCGCGGCGCAGATTCTGCCGAGCCGCGGCAAAGGCGTCGGGGCATCGGGGACGCCGATGGGGCCGCGAAAGAATCGCGGCGACCGGGCGGGGCTGAATTGGCTTGTCGGCAAGACCGCCGAGGGCACGCAGATCGAGGCGACCTACGACACGAACTTCTGGAAGACGTTTGTCTCCGGCCGTCTGCGGCTCGGGCTCGGCGATCCGGAAGCGATCATGCTGCACGCCGGCAACCACGAGATGCTGATCGAGCACCTCGTGGCAGAGTTCCCGGTCCGCGTCGAGGCCCGCGGCCGGAGCGTGGACGAGTGGAAGTCGGTCGCCCGCGAAAACCACTGGTGGGATTGTCTCGTCGGGTGCGCAGTCGCGGCATCGATCACCGGCCTCGAGCCGGCCGCGAGCGAGGGCGGATTCCGCAAGCGGAAGAAGGTGGCGATCCCCGCCGGCCCTGACGGCAAGCGCAAGATCGTGACGCGACGCCACAAGGCGTAGCCACACCCCCTCTCGATCCGTTGCCGTCTCCGCGAACGTGGAGGCATGAGCGACGAACTTGCATCGAAGATCGATTCCGTGGCGCAGGGGCCGGCGTCTGTCCGCACCGACGCGGGCGAGGTCGTCGCGCAGAAGCTCACCGACATGATCGAGGCGGACAAGTACCTCGCCGGTCGGAATGCCACGTCGGCCGGCAACGCTCACCGCGGGCTCCGGTTCAACAAGATCATCCCGCCGGGGAGCGTCTGAATGGGAATCGTCTCCCTCATCCGCACCGGCCGCTGGTCGCCTCCGAAGAAGGCGATTCAGGTCGTTCGTCCGCTCGCACGGGCGCGGTTCGACGCTGCCCAGACGAGCGACGACAGCCGGCACTGGGCGAACGCTGACGCCCTCTCGGCCAACGCCGCCCTCTCGCCGGAAGTCCGGCGGATCATCCGCAATCGTGCCCGGTACGAGCGGGCGAACAACGCCTACGTCCACGGGATCTGCGTCACGAAGTCCAACGACCTCATCGGCACCGGCCCGCGAATCCAACTCGCCACCGGCTACGCCGACGCCGACCGCGCAATCGGCCGGGCGTTCTTCGACTGGTCGTGGTCCGTCCGCCTGGCCGACAAGCTCCGCACCGCCACCGAGGCCCGCGTCCTCGACGGCGAAGCGTTCGCGCTGTTCTTCACCAATCCCCGGCTCGACCCGCGCGGCGTGCAGCTCGACCTTCGGCTGATCGAGGCCGATCAAGTCGCCTCGCCGGCGTACGACTACCAGCAGACCGTTTCGCCCGACGGCTCGCTCGTGGACGGCGTCGAACTCGACCGGCACGGCAACGTGATCGCGTACCACGTGCTCACGTCGCACCCCGGCTCCAACTACCTGATCGGCATCAACGAGTACGACACGGTCGCCGCGGAGAACATGCTGCACTGGTTCCGCGCCACCCGGCCCGGCCAGCACCGCGGGCTCTCGGAGTTGACACCGTGCCTGCGGCTGACGGCGAACATGCGGCGGTACACGGAAGCGGTGATCCGGGCCGCCGAGATCGCCGCAGACCTCGCCGCGTTCGTCCACTCGAACTCGCCGGCCGCCCAGGTGGACGAGGTGGACCCGTTCGCCGCGATCGAGATCGAGAAGGGCACGCTCACCACGCTGCCACAGGGCTGGGATGTTTCCCAGCTCAAGGCCGAACAGCCCACGAACACGCACCAAGCTTTCACCCGGACGATCCTCGGCGAGATCGCCCGCGGCGTGAACCTGCCCTACCACAAGGCCGCGTTCGACGCGTCGTCCTACAACTACTCGTCCGCCCGCCTGGACGGCCAACTGCACGAGCAGAACGTCCGCGTCGAGCGTGACGAACTCGAGCGGGCGTGGCTCGACCGCATCTTCCGCGAGTGGCTCGACGAAGCCCTTCTCGTGCCCGGCATGATCCCCGCCGGACTTCCGCCTGCGTCCGAATGGAATTGGGCGTGGGTGTGGGATGGCCGCGAAGGCGTCGACCCCAACAAGGAAGCCAACGCCACCGAGACGAAGCTGGCGACGCTCACGACCACGCTGGCGGACGAGTACGCCAAGCAAGGAAAGCAGTGGGACGTGCAGCTCCGGCAGATCGCTGCCGAGCGGCAACTCATGGACGAACTCGGCCTGACGCTTGGCGAGCGGCCGTCGCAACTCGTTGTCCCCGACCAAACGCAAGGAGGCAACGCATGAGCGGACTGACGCTTCGTGCCGATGTGCGATTCGTGGCCGCCGACGCCGGTGAAGGCGAAGGTCTGACCACGCCACGGACGCCGCGATTCTCGATGCTCGGCTACACGGGCGGCATCATCCGCCAGTCGTGGAGCCGCGAGCCGATCGTCATCGACCTCGCCGGCATGGCCGTGCCGGCGGTGATCCCGATCGTGTTCGGCCACGACTACTCGCTCGAGGCCGTCCTTGGGCAGGGGTCGGCGTCTGTCGGCTCGGAGCTGGTGATCGACGGAGCGATCCTTGCCAAGAGCGAGGCCGCCGGCCAGGTCGTGCAGCTAGGCGACGCCGGCTACCAGTGGCAAGCCTCGGTCGGCGCTGACGTGGACGAGCAGTCGCTCGTCGCGGCCGGCGACACCGTCACCGTCAACGGCCGG